AACGACTGCTTGGTGTATCGCTAACAGGTATTATGGATAACAATATCCTGTCTAAGACTGTTGACAGCCCACGCTGGTTACAAGAGTTGAAGGCACAGGCCATTGATGTCAACCGTATTTATGCTGACAAGCTAGGTGTACCAGCTTCTGCTGCTATCACCTGTGTCAAACCTTCTGGTACTGTATCTCAGCTAACTGATACAGCTTCTGGTATCCACGCACGGCATAGTGCTTACTACATTCGTACTGTACGTGGGGATAACAAAGACCCACTGACACAGTTTATGAAGGACAGTGGCATCCCCCATGAACCATGTGTGATGAAGCCAGACTCTACTACAGTGTTCAGCTTCCCTACTAAGTCACCAACTGGTGCTGTTACTCGCAACGACATGACTGCACTACAGCAGCTAGAGTTGTGGAAGAACTACGCACTCAACTGGTGTGAACACAAACCATCAGTGACTATCACAGTCAAGGATGCAGAGTGGATGGCAGTAGGTGCGTGGGTCTATGAGAACTTTGACATATGTTCAGGTATCTCCTTCCTACCTCATAGTGATCACACATATGCACAAGCACCATATCAGGACATTGATGAGGAAACATATAATGACCTGAAGAAACAGATGCCTACTAGTATTGACTGGACTGCCTTATCAAACTACGAAAAAGTAGACACAACAAGTGGTAGTCAGACGTTAGCTTGCACTGCTGGTGCATGTGAACTTGTTGACATATAGTCTAAACTGTACCTATTAGCGAAAGTTAAAGAAAATGAAAGTACTTGGATACACACTAGGTATTACTACGGCTCTACTAAACGAACTTCAGGAACTTTATCCTAATAGGCTTCCACTTACACAAGTAACCTCTGAGGAATTAGCGTTTCTCAGAGGCCAACAGTCAGTAGTAAATAAGTTAAACGAACTATACAACGAAGAATATGAGGATTAAGATATGGGTGGATTGTTTTCTCCGAAGATGCCGAAGCCACTACCAGCACCAGCTAGGCCAGTGACAGCAGTAGCTAAAACTCCTGACATTGAGATGGCAGATGATGAAGTAGATATTGCAGGACAAAAGAAAAAGAAGGGTAAGAAAGCCCTACGTACAGATATAATCGCAGACATGGGAACACAGACAGGAAGCACAGGCTCTGGTTTACAAATTCCTACAGGGGGACAGTAGCATGGGTGCGCCAGCAAAGAAAGTAAAGAAAGCTGTTAAGAAAGCTACCAAGTTTGTAGATAAGAAACTTGTTGAACCCTTAGAGCGTCCTGTTAAGAAGGCTGTTAAGAAGGTAGATAAGGCCGTAGTGGAACCACTAGAGCGTCCAGTTAAAAAAGCTATTAAGAAGGTAGAGAAGGCTGTAGTTGAGCCTGTAGAAAAAGTATACAAGAAGGCTGTTACTGAAGTTAAAGACACTGTAGCAGGTACTGATAAGACAGATCGTAGACCTCCTCCAACTTCACAGACAGCACAAGCACGTACAGGTGCGCCTAGAGAAGAAGCTGAAGAAGTAGAAGCTACCGTAGAAACGGAAGGCGTTAAGCGTAGAAAACGTAGAAAAGGTAAGAAGCAACTTGTCACACCAGCAGCAGCTATTGCAGTGGGTGGTAGTGGTGGTTCTGGCTTGAACATACCGAAGGGATAAGGCTATGGGTGCTTTAACATATAACACAGGTGAGATGAAAAAACTCATGGGCAGAGATGCTGATGATGAACAGACCCCACGTGTAGAAGACCCTGAGGAACAGGCGATGATAGATGAAGAAGAAAACATCTATAAGAAAAAGAAGAATACGTTAGCCATCCCACCCTACAGAGGTATTACTACCTAAAGGATTAGACTATGGAAATGGAACTAGGTACAGTAGCTAAACGCTACAGCCAACTGGAAGGTGAACGTGATACCTTTCTTGAACGAGGGCGAGAGGCAGCTAGACTAACTATCCCTACTCTGTTACCAGAGGAAGGACACAGTTCGTCCTCGACATATGCTACACCATACCAAGGTATTGGTGCTAGAGGTGTAAACAATCTAGCCTCTAAATTATTGATGGCTCTCCTGCCACCTAATACACCCTTCTTTCGTCTGACCATTGATGACTTTGACTTGCAGGAACTTGCAGGTGATAATCGTGGACAGGTAGAAGAAGGTTTAGCACGTATTGAACGTGCAGCCTTGGCAGAGATTGAGGGCAAAGCAGTTCGTGTTCCTGTATTTGAAGCACTAAAGCTTCTTATTGTATCAGGTAATGCGCTTTTATTTAAAGACCCTAAGGGACAGATGCGTGTGTATCGTCCTGATCGTTTCGTTATTAAACGTGACATGATGGGGAACGTGCTAGAAATTATTACAAAAGAATCAGTAGCGGGTATTATGTTGCCAGAGTCAGCACAAGCTGTCATTACAGCAGGTGATACCCCAATGAAGAACCACCACCTGTACACCAAGGTTATCCGTACTAAAAAAGGATGGGAAACTGAACAAGAGGTAGCAGGTATATCCATTGAGGAGTCCAAGGGTACTTATAAAGTAGACCGCAATCCCTTTATCCCACTACGGTTCATCCGTATTGACGGTGAGGACTATGGGCGTGGCTTCATTGAAGAATACTTAGGAGACTTACGTAGCCTTGAAGCACTAACTAAGGCTATTGTTGAAGGTAGTGCTGCATCAGCAAAGCTACTATTCTTGGTACGTCCTAATGGTACAACCAAGACTAGTCAGCTATCCAAAGCACCCAACGGTGCGTTTGTAACTGGTGACGCTAACGATGTCTCAGCTATGCAAGTACAGAAGTCAGGTGATTTCCGTGTTGCACTAGAAACTATGCGTATGATTAACGACAGACTGGCTGCGGCCTTCCTGTTGAACAGTGCTGTACAGCGTAATGCTGAACGTGTCACAGCCGAAGAAGTACGTTTTATGGCACAAGAACTAGAGACTGCGCTTGGGGGCGTGTACTCAGTTCTATCACAAGAGTTCCAGTTGCCTATGATTAACTTGCTGTTGACCTCATTGGAGACACAGGGCAAGATGCCTAAGATGCCAAGAGAGAGTGTTAAACCCACTGTCGTTACTGGTATTGAGGCACTAGGCCGTGGGCAAGACCTTAACAAACTTGCTGCTTTCTTACAGTATCTTCAGCCACTTGGTCCTGAAGTTATTGCTAATGAAATGAACCTTGGTGATTACATAGACAGACTTGCCGCATCTCTTGGCATTGATACGTCAGGACTTATTAAGTCAGACGAACAGAAGCAACAAGAACAAATGATGCAACAGCAGATGATGCAACAACAAATGTTAGAACAAACAGCAGCAGGTATGGCGCAAAGCGCAGCACCACAGCTAGCTAAAGGCGCAATAGAAACGGAGTAACACATGGCAGATGCCGTAAACACTTATCAAGAAGAACCAGCAGAGTCACAAGAACATGTTGACGCTATGCTGGCTAAGGTTGAGGGTACTCAAGTAGACCCTGAACGTCCCGAATGGTTGCCTGAAAAGTTTAAATCAGTAGAGGATATGGCTAAAGCCTACTCTGCACTAGAAGGTAAACTAGGTAGTAATTCAGAAGCTGAGGCTCAACAAGAAGCAGACAGTCAGACAGAAGATGTTAGTCAGACAGCAAACGAAGTTTCTGAATTACTTGATGAAAGAGGACTAGACTTTGATGTATTCCAGCAGGAGTATGCAGAGAACGGAACTCTATCACAAGAAGCATATGAAGCCCTAGAGGAAGCTGGCTTTTCAGAAGCCATGGTTGATTCATGGATTGAAGGTCAGAACGCTGTTGCGGCTCAGATGACCTCATCTATGCAGTCCCTAGTTGGGGGTGCTGATGAGTACTCTGCTATGGTACAGTGGGCATCAGACAATCTTCCTGAGGCTGAGATTGATGCTTTTAATGCTACAATGGAAACGCAAGATGCAAACCTAATTCAGTTTGCCATCCAAGGTCTAAGCGCAAGGTATCGAACTAATGCTGAACCTTCTCTCCTACAGGGTGGGACAGGTGAAGTGTCAGGTGGGAAGTTCAATAGCAATGCAGAATTAACTGCTGCTATGCGTGACCCCAAGTACGCGCAAGACCCTGCCTACAGGCAACAAGTCGCTGATAAGTTGGCTCGTTCTAGCCTGTTCTAACATTGTTGCATGGGGTTGGGGGAGTAATCCCCCTTCCTTCTAGTTACATTACGGTGTGCCTAGAAGGGATCACATCCCTAACACGAAGCTAACATAACAAACGATTACCCCTGACCCCTTGCGAGGGACAATCTTGGAGAAAGGATGTAGTGTAATGCAGAGTGTACTTAACTCAACATTATACTCACTAAGGAGTAATTACAAATGGCACAAGCTGCTTCAAATCCGGCCTATAGCGTAAGCTTCCAAGGCCAGAATAACAATACAGGTGACGTACGTGACCTATTTCTCAAGCTGTATGCTGGCGAAGTCCTAACAGCCTTTGAGGAAAAGAAAGTCCTTATGGACAAAGTACGCACTCGTACAATCTCAAAAGGTAAGTCTGCTTCATTCCCAATGACAGGCCGTGCAACTGCTGAATACCTGACCCCTGGAAACGAAATCACAGGTGGGGCTATTCGTGCAGGTGAGCGTATCGTCACAATTGACGACTTGCTTATCTCAAGCCAGTTCATTGCTAACATTGATGAGGCAATCAACCACTACGATGTACGTTCAATCTACTCAAAGGAAGCTGGTATCGCACTAGCTAACGAGGCAGACAAGAACGTAGCACGTATGTTGACCAAGGCTGCACTGTCAACTAACGCAACAGCCGCTGCTGGTCTTGTTCAAGACTATAAAGCATTTACTGAAGAAGATTTCACAAACAACGTAACCATTGGTACAGCTACTGCTGACTCTCTTGACCCTGCAAAGCTGGCTAAAGCTATCTTTGATGCACGTAAAGAGATGGAAATCAAGAACGTACCAACTGATGGTGCTGTTGTTGTGCTTGCACCAGATCAGTACTACGCCCTCTTGGACGTAACTGATGGTAACAAGCTTACCTACATGAATAAAGACTTTGGTGGCAATGGTAGCATTGCTTCAGGCAACGTACCTTCAATTGCTGGTATGCCTGTAATCATGTCAAACCATGCTAAAGTTGCTAACCTGTATGTGAACTTCACTACTGGTGATGCTAACGAAGGTAAGACATCTGACAACCAGCCACTAGCAAACACTGCTGGTTCTGGACGCACTACTCACTATGACCTTCCGACTGCTGCTGTAGAC